ACGAGCCGTGGCTCCAGACGGTGGACCGCTCGATCAACGACGGCTTCTACTACCACCTCTATGACCAGACCAACTGGCATCCGTGGCTCCAGACGATCCACAACGACCTCTACAGCCAGATGAGCCTCATGCCCTGGATGGAGATGACGAACTACGACCTGCTCTACTACCTGTACAACCAGTGGAACAACCAGCCGTGGCTGGAGTCGCTGACCTACGCCGTCGACGGCAATTTCTACAGCATGCTTTACGACCAGAATGCCTGGCAGCCGTGGATGCAGACGATCAACAACAACCTCAACAGCTACCTCTACGACTGGATGAATGGCCGCCCTCTCTTGGAGAGCGTGCGGGATGAGTTGTCGGCTGTACGGGCCGTGCTCGAGGACGTGCATGACACCGCGCAGCATGCGTTGAGAACCGTGTAACAAGGAAAGGAAGAGAGCAGATGAAGCCTGAACTCAAGATCGCGAACGTGGACGGCAAGAAGGCCCTTGTGGTCAATGGCAGGTCGCTGCTGAACAAGCAGCAGGTGACCGAGCAGATCGCCGCCCTGAACGAGCGCATGACCAAGCAGCTTCCCGCCGCCAAGGCGAAGCTGAACGCCAAGGACCTGCTGGCGCAGGCCGAGGCGAACATCGACCGGCAGATCGCCCAGGCCGCCGAGGTGAAGACCGAACTCGAGGCCGTAGTCAAGGACCTGGACTGAGCAATGGCGCTGGTCATCGACATCGCGGACGCCGTCGCCGCCGAACTCAACGCCGCCCCGGCGGGGACGTTCGACCCGGCATTCACCGCCGTGCGGCGGGTGTTGCCGGAGTTCGAGCTCTCCGACCTGGCGGAGTTGAAGGTGACGGTGGTGCCCAAGGCGGTCGAGATCAGCGGCTCCACGCGGGCGGTCGGCCAGTTCGACTGCCGGATCGACATCGGCGTGCAGAAGAAGCTCGGCAAAGACCTGGACACCGAAGTGGCGGGACTGTGCGGCCTGGTGGAAGCCATCGCGGGCTACCTGCGGCGGCGTCCGCTGGCCGCCGCGCCGCATGCGGCGTGGGTGCGGACGCAGAACGACCCGGTGTACGCACCAGAGCATCTGGCCGAGCAGCGGACCTTCACCAGCGTGCTGACCGTGACCTACAGGAGCGTCGGATGAACATCGGCTTCGAGATCAAGCAGCTCTTCTTCGACCGCGAGGCGGTGACATCGAAGGTCGCCCCCGCGACGCGGAAGGTGCTCTCGAAGTTCGGCGCGTTCGTTCGGCGCTCGGCAAAGGGCAGCATCCGAAACCGCCGGAAGGCATCGCCGCCCGGATCGCCGCCGAGCTCGCACACGGGGTTGCTGAAGAAGTTCATCTTCTTCGGCTACGACCCGGGCCAGCGCAGCGTGGTGATCGGGCCGACGCGCCTCGACCGGCGCGGACGCGGCGAAGCCCCGTCGCTCCTGGAGTATGGCGGGCAGACGACGCTCGTGCGCCGGGGCAAGCGCGAGCGGGCGGCGTACAAGGCGCGGCCCTACATGGGCCCCGCATTCGCGCAGGAACAACCGAAGCTGCCCGCGATGTGGCGGGACAGCGTCAGATAAGGAGAACGAGACATGGCAACTGAATTCGCATTGGGCATGAACGCCAAGCTGTACTACGGCGCGGCGGGCAGTTCCGCAGCCACCGAGATGGGCAACGTCAAGGACGTGACGCTCACCCTCGAAGCGGGCGAGGCCGACGTCACCACCCGCGCCAATTCGGGCTGGCGGGCGACCGCGCCGACGCTGCGCGAATGCACCGCCGAGTTCGAGATGGTGTGGGACCCGACCGACGCCGGTTTCACGGCCATCAAGACCGCCTTCCTCACGGCGGGCATGATCGCGCTGAAGATTCTGGACAAGACGGGCGGCCAGGGGCCGGACGGCGACTTCGCCATCACGTCCTTCAGCCGTAACGAGGCGCTGGAGGAAGCCATCACGGTGAGCGTCACCGCCAAACTCGCGGTCTTCCGGAGCTGGGTGTAACCATGAAAACATTCACGGATGCCGCCGGACGGACCTGGACGCTCTCACTGACCTTGGGCACGGCCATGAAGGTCAAGGCGAAGCTGGACATCGACTTGCTTCAGCCGGAGGCGGGCGACCCGCCGCTGCTGACGCGGATCGGGACCGACGAGATGCTCCTGGGCGAGGTGCTCTGCGCCATGCTCGACGGGCAGTTCGAGGCGCACAAGGTCACCGACGAGGACGTGCGCTCCAGTTTCGACGGCCAGACGCTGCTCGCGGCCCAGAAGGCCTTCTACGAGGAGCTGATCGCTTTTTTCCGGTCGCGCGGCCGCAACGACCGGGCCAAGGCGGTCGCCAAGCAGATGGCCCTGATCGAGGCGGCAGTGGCGGCGGTGGAGACGCGGATCGACGCGCTCGACATCGACGCGACGATCCGGGGGGCCATGACCCCTGGGGAGACATCTGGCGCATCGCCGGGAGCGTCGGCGTCGACCCATGCACCCTGACGCTGCGACAGCTTCTCTGGATGGCCGAGGGACTGGGGCGCGAGCGGTGGGCGCACACATCGCTGCTCTGCGCGCTGGTCGCCAACGCCAACCGGGACCCCAAACGGACGAGACCATTCAAACCGGCGGACTTCGACCCGTACGCCCGCCAGGACAAGCGGGAACGGGTGATCGTGGACGACGAATCGTTGGCAATGCTGAAAGAGGCCCTGACGGGCCGGAAAGGAAATGAACATGGACGGTAGCACCATCATCAACGGCATCTGGACGTTCCTCAACTCCGGTATCGGCTTCGCCGTCATCTGGGCGGCGATGATCGGGTTCTTCATGTTCCTGGCGAGCCGGTTCAATCCGTTCCAGGAGAAGTGGAAGAAGTACGAAGGGAGCATCATCACCGGCATCAGGCTGGCGGAGAAGAAGATCCCGGACGACACGCCCAACGCCGGTCTGGCGAAGCTGGATGCGGCGCTGCGGTTCGTCCTGGACGCCTATGCCCAGGCCAACCACGGCAAGCAGCCGCCCTCCGATCTGGTCGAGCAGATCAAGCAAGGCATCCAGATCAAGCACCTGGAACTGGATCGCTGGGGCGGGCTCTCGAAGCCCAAGGCGGCGGCGGGGTGAAATGGCTCATCGCCATCCTGACCGCCCTGTTCCAGGCGCTCCTGCCGTGGCTCGGGAGGCAATCGCGGCCCACGGCGGAGAGCGCCGATCCCGACCGGCGGACGCGGGATCGGCTGCGCGACAGGATTCGCAAGCACTGGGGGAAGCCATGAGGCTCTTGAAACTCCTGATCCCGTTCCTTCTGCCGTTCGTGCTTCTGACCGGCTGCGTGCGGACGATCTATGTGCCGCATGGCACGCCGGTGCGCCTGCGCGAGACGGTCAAGGACGCCAAGGTCTGGGTCAAGGATGGCGACGGCCAGTCCGTCGAGGGCCGGATGGACTTGCCCGAGGGCTGGTACGCGTTGCCGGATTGCAGCGAGGAGTAACACACATGGCGACGGTAATCGCCATCGGGCTGCTTGTCCTTATGGCGGCGCTCGTCGCGCTGGCGATCCTGGTCGACCGCAATGGACTTTTGTGAGGAGAAACGATGGCAACTGCGCAGGGAATCCGAGCCGGACGCGCTTTCGTCGAGCTGTTCGCCGACGACAGCAAGCTCGTGCGCGGCCTGCGCCAGGCCGAACAGAAGCTGAAGGCGTTCGGCGATTCGATCCGCAATATGGGCCTGAAGGCCATCGGCCTCGGTTCCGCGATTCTTGCGCCCCTCGGGGCGGCAGCCAAGACCTTCGCCGACATGGGCAGCCGGATGTGGGACATGGCCAAGCGCACGGGCGTCTCCGTCGAGGCCCTGAGCGCCTTGAGCTATGCCGCCGAACAGTCCGGCGCGGGCGTCGACGCATTCGAGAACGGCATCCGCCGGATGCAGCGGACCCTTTACGACGCCGGTCGCGGGCTGAGCACGGCAACCGACGCGCTGGGTGAACTGGGCCTGACCATCCAGGACTTGGAGGGACTCTCCCCCGAGGCGCAGTTCCGCCAGTTGGCCGACCGGCTGGACCGCATCGAGGACCCCAGCCGCAAGGCCGCCATCGCCATGACGATCTTCGGCCGCTCGGGCACGGAGCTGCTGCCGATGCTCGAAGGCGGCGCGGCTGCCTTGGACGCCTACGAAAAGCACGCTCGCGACCTCGGCCTCATCATGAGCACCGAGGATGCGGCGGCGGCCGATGTGTTTGGAGACGCGCTCTCTGATCTGTGGAAAGTCCTGAAGATGTCGGCCTTTGCCGTCGGCGCGGCCTTGGCCCCGACGCTCAAGGACCTGTCAGAAAGGATCGTGCGGGCGGCGAAGACGGTCACCGAATGGGTGAGGGAGAACCAGGGATTCATCGTCAGCGCGCTCAAGGTCGCCGCCGTGGTCGTGGCCGTCGGCATCGGCCTGACGGTCCTCGGCACGATCATTTCCGGGCTGGGCACGGCATTCGGCGTCCTGGCCACAATCATCACGGCGGTCATGGCCGTGCTGAAAGTCCTGGCGGCGGTGATCGCGTTCCTGGCTTCGCCGGTCGGCCTGGTCATTGCGGCCGTGGTCGCGCTCGGCGCGGCGATCCTCTACGTGACCGGGGCCGGGGGCAAGGCGCTGGCCTGGCTGGGCGAGCGGTTCAAGGTCCTCAAGGAGGACGCGCTGGCGACCTTCGGGGGCATCGCCGACGCGCTGGCGGCGGGCGACATCTCGCTGGCTGCGAAGATTCTGTGGCTCATGCTCAAGATGGAGTGGACGCGCGGCGTCAACTTCCTCGAGAAGGTCTGGCTCAACTTCCGCAACTTCTTCATCAAGATCGGGTACGACGCCTGGCACGGTCTGCTGGCCACGGTGGAGATCGTCTGGCACGCGCTGGAGGTCGGCTGGATGGCGACAGTGGACTTTTTCGCCCGCCTCTGGGACGGCTTCACCGGTTTCTTCGCCAAGACCTGGCAGAACATCAAGGCCGGGGCGCAGAAGGCCTGGAACTGGATCAGGAGCCTCTTCGACGACTCGGTCGATCTCCAGACGGAGAACAAGATGGTCGAGGACCGGAAGCAGGCCGCCATCGCCAGCATCGATGACGAGCAGAAGCGCCGGGCCGCCGAGAGGGAGGCCGAACGGCAGCGGGCAAGCGAGCTGCACGAGGCGACGCTGGCCGGAATCGGCCAGGAGAACCTCGACAAGCACGCCCAGCTCGACGCCGAGTATGCCGAGCGCATGGCCGAGAACGAGGCCGATCTGGCCAAGGCCCGGCAGGAATGGCGCGAAGCCGTCGACGCAGCCAAGCAGAAGCGCGCGGAGAAGGAAGCTGGCGCGCTGGAGGGCCCCGACGACATCACCCAGAAGGCCCGCGACGCGCTGGCCGGTCTGGGCGACATCGGCGACCTCGTCCAGGCCGAGGCCGCCAAGATCGGCGTGCGGGGCACGTTCAACGCCTCGGCGCTCCAGGGACTGGCCGCAGGGAACGCCGCCGACCGCACGGCGACGGCGACCGAGGAAACCGCCAAGAACACCAATAGACTCGTCCAGGCCGCCCAGACCGGCGGGCTGACGTTCGCATAGGAGGACACGTCATGGCCACCGTT